AACTAAAAAATCAACTGTATTTTGTTATTAGGATTTTTAGAGACCCTGTCCCTTTAATTATTCTATGATATACCCCTTTAGGTATAAAAATTTCTGTAAGTATTTGTGGTAAGTTATTATCTATTTGAACCTTCCAATCGGTAACTTCTAGAGACTTAACTAATCGATCTTCTCTATCTCTATGCCAAACCAACTCTTCCTCATCTACATTATCTGAAAATGTACGTAGGTAGGTTTGATCTTGTTTTGTTTCTAAAAAAGGAAAATTCATAACCTTATCATTTTTTCTCCTTACCAGTATCCTGGGTAGTTTTTCTTACCCCCTAAGGATTTCCAGTACCTGTTAAGTCTACAGGCCCAGTATCCTGGTTTAGTTTTATCTTTTTTCTGATCACAGTTATGACGGTCGGCAAATGCTTTTCTACGTTTAGGATCATCTAATTTAACCGCTAAATTACCTCCACCATCTTTAGCTCCAAATGATACTTTTACTACTTTTTTTGTTTTAGGATTCTTAACATAAACATAAAACTTCTTACTTCCCCCTCTTTTGGGTTTACCAAGTTCTACTTTCTTACCTTGGTACTCGGCTTCATCAAGTACTGGGAGGTCTAAAGGAACTTCTTCTCCTTCGTATATCCCGTACATTCCAATATCTGTTGTTTCTAATAATTCTCTATCTAACTCACAGAGGGCAAGATCCCCGTTAAAGTATAAGTTTCTGGCTTCGGCAAATAAGTTTATGAATCCTGTAGAAGAATATCTATAGATGTTCTCATAAAGAGGTAGGTTGTTGTCTAAGTGGTATTGAAGACCGGGTGTTGTATCAAGTATCTGTAGGAGTTTCATCAATAAAAAAGTCTTTTCTGAAAAACTTAGCTAAAATGTTATCGTTAATGTAGGAGTTATCATTCGGTTCTAATACCTCTTTTATAAATAGGAATTTCGTTTCGTAGTAAGTTAATAATTTTTTCGTAGGAACAAAACATAAAATTTCTCTTTCAAACTCATCTTGCTTTCCTTCTTTAATCAACTTCTTTATAGTCTGATGGCTCCCGTAATAGGTTTTCCAATCTGATTCTTTAAAAACTTTTCTTTTTCTTTTTTTTCCTTTTAGAGGAGGAAGGGTTCTGCTAAACTCTACTACTTTTTTTCCTAAATATTTTTCACCGGTAGGTAAGTGGTGTACTTCGTAGATAAAACCAAATGTACCTTGAGGCATATCTTCAAGGGATTCTATAACCTTATTTTTATACTTCCACATAAACTATTTTTTTCTATTTTTACAATGTCTAGGATCGTCTTTTGAGTAAAAAGGTTTAGGACATGGAGTACCTTTCTTATGCATATGTCCACATCTTCCACAACAAGTACTTTTTTTAGCTACTTCTACTTCTACTATTTGTAATAAAAGGTCTTTTATATCCATATTAATAATCTAATTTAAGAATAAAAGTCATATCAGTTTCTGACATCTTAGGAATAGGTTGTCCTAATTTACCTACAGCTATAAGTTCACTAGCATCGTTATATAGACCTACTGCAGTAACGTAGGGTCTAAAATCACTACCTGTAATGTTATCTTGAAAGAGTCCATCTGAACCTGATATGGTTGCTGATGGGTTGTTTGTAAAGTTTAATTCGTAATCTTTTATCTTACAGTGGTAATTACCGGTAAGTATATCCACATTAGAATCCCACGAAGCTGTGTATCCTGGGGTTATGTTAAATAACTCATTGGCTATTGAACCGTTTTCTGTTATGGTAATAATTCCGTGAGGATATATCACATCTCCTACTACATCGCTTCCGAAACGGAAAGATCCAGTAAGAACAAGTTTTCCTTCACTATCATCAGTTAAGGTAATTCGTTCACCTAAATCGGATTCAATAAAAGAAATACTTAAACTACCCGGTTCTATTCTATTACCGAATATATTTTTAGGTAAGGTTATTAAATAAGGACTTAAACCTAAACTTCTAGATCCGGATTCTAAAGAAGATGGAATGTAGTTTTCATAAGATCCAGTAATAAGAGATCCAGAAAAATTTGAATAGTATAAATGTGTTAAACTACTGTAGTAAAGGTATTCAGTGTAGTTTGAAGATCCAGATAGACCGAGGCTTCCGGAGGTAAGAGAACGTACTTCTATTCCGTAACTTGAAAAATCATCAGATTTTACTGACCAGCTTTTTTTAGCGGTGTAAAATGTTATAAAAACATCTTGTTGATTCAGTTTTTTGAACGCACTCATTCATCAAAAATCGAGTTTTATTCTTACCAGAGCTTCTTTTCTACTATCTTTTAACAAAGGTCTTGATAATTTAGCTACAGCTAATAAGTCGTTAGAATCGTTATAAAGTCCTATAGAAGTAAAATATGTTTTAGGATCGTCTATTAAGATAGAATGTCTAAGTTCTCCTGATCCAGTTAGGTAAGAAGGATTTGATGAATAATTAAATTCCTGGTTTCTTGCTCTAACGAATACGTAATTTGATGAAATGGTCTCTTCAGAATTAATTCTAAAATTGGCACTAGCTGAAATAGCAGTAAATAATTTAGCACTTGAAGATGTATCCGTGTTAGGTACTCTTGCTCCTCCAGCTCCTGAACCTGAGAATCCCATAAACAATCCTCCTACAGATACTGGAGCATCTAGTGCTTGACCGTTTAATAATATTAATCCTACGTCCGGATAAAGTCTTCCGTAACTGCCTGACTTTAAGAATAAATTAGATCCTTCAGTGAAGGTAGTATCTCCCAATGTAGATCCGGAAACAGCTTTTAGATCGTAAATTCGACCTGCGTCTCCAAAGGTAACCGTATCGGGTACAATGTCTGAGAGGGTAAGTGATTTACCGTTGTAAGTAAGTGCTAAGCTTAAGGTGCCAGGAAGTAGTTTTTCTTTAAATCTAGATCTTTCGAAGTTAAGAGCAAAGAAGTACGAAGATGTTACTCCTCCAAAAGAAACAAGTGATTCTTCATCTCCTAAAACTAAATTTCGATAGGTTTTATAATTTACCTGAGAGGGAGAGTATCCAGATACTCCGGATGTAAAGTCTACGCTACCTGATCCTTCTACGTCACAGTAGGCTATACTAAACTGAACGGCTGAATTATCGAGTGTTGAAGCGGTTTGGTATACATCAATATAAAAGTCTCCAGCAGTAGAAGCGGCTTGCTCAGAAGAAGTAAAGAAAGTTGATAAGGTAACGAGGTTACCAGACCATACCGGAGCTGTTACCGATTCGGCACTTATTGATATATCTTCGGGATCTAATCTCTTAAAGGACATACTTAGTTGTTAACTTTATTAATTGTTACTGGAATGGTAATACGGGCACCACTGTCTCTACCAAGTACTGTTAATGTAGTCTGTAGAGAAGTTCTGTTACCAAATAACGTATTTACAGTAGTTGCGGTAAGCGTAATAGAAGTTCCTATGACAGTTTTAGATACGTTAGTGCCGATAGATGTAGAAGCGTTAAGTCGTTCTGCTTCAACAGTATTAATACCTACCCCTGTGAAGGCGCTGGTTACTCTAACGTCTGCTATGGTTGCAGAATATCCACCTGTTTCAAATACTTGTGATGCTCCTAAATAGTTTAACGTCTGAGGTCTTAATTCAATCGAAGCTCCTTGGCGTAGTACTATGCCTGCAGTTCCTAAATTAAGTACCGGAAGCCTAGCTGTGCCTCTAGGAAGGGTAAGTAACTTATACTTCATTACCTGAGTCTCATCCGGAAAGGCTTCAAGTACGGGCATGTTTTCAATCGCTTCTCCGTAGTAGGCAGATCCGGAAGGGTGATCTGTGTTGAAAAGTGTATAATCTACTTCATCATCAGCAAGAGCAAATTGAGTAATTTTAAAAGATCCGTCTCCTCTTGCTAATAATTCTCTTCCTTTTTTAGTAAGAATAGCGTCTACAGTTACAAGTGAGTTATTTAGATAGCCCATTAGTGTGATTTTTTATGTTTTAAATAAATATATTAAAATTTGTTTTTCATTTTTTAGACCGTAGCTAATCCTTTTTTAATATTGATTATTAATCCAGTTGAATCTGTTTTGTATAGATCTCTAGTATCAGTATTAAAAATAGCTTGATTAGATATAACTCTAAATTCATTTGGACGGTCTTCAGCTTCTTGGAATATAAAAGTGTTTCCCGCGGAAACTATTACATCCGATACAGCAGGAGCTTGTATAAGAATTCTAACAGATCCGAAAGTAGTAGAAACTAGCCCTCCAAAATCAGATTCTTGACTATATGGTCCTAATCTTTCATCTTCTTCTATATATAAATTTTCAAAAGAAGAAGACCCTATTCGTGTACCTGGGGATATTCTTATTTGTTCTGTAGCTATAGAAAAGTTTCCGAGGGAATCGTAAGTTCTTACATAATAAGAAGCTGTGATAGGAACAGCGGTATTTACCGGTGTCCCTCCTGGTCCAAAATAGGATCCTGATACATCGGTTTGAGTTGATATTGAACCTGTGTTAACAGTTACTACTACGTACGGGGAAGATCCTTTATAGGTAGAGTCTCTTAATGCTCCAATAAAGTAGGTTTTATTATCAGCAGTCGTTTTGTTTTGATCTGAAATTACAGATGCGGTTGTTACTGTGGTGCTGTAAACGGCTCCTTTAAAAGGGGTAAATCCAAACGCCACCGGAAAACCACCTTGGTATCCAGAATAATTTGATCCTTCATATCTAGCTTTTGTCCAGCTTAAGCTTTCGTAGTTACTATCTTGTATATTTGCAAAAAGATCTTCATCTAGTGAATATCGAATATTTTCGGCTAATAAAGAGCTTGAAATAACACTAAAGTTTGTAGGAGTAGCTTGATTTTCATTTCTATCTACTACAAGGTACACCTTTGAAGATCTATTATCTTCGTTATTATTTAATAATGTGTTGTAATCGGAAGTATAAACTCTCTCGTCTATCTGCGGTTCAAAAAATACAGAATCTAATACAGATGCTGTAAGGGGTAGTCCGTTTACAGATAGTGGAAGATTAACAGGTTCTTTAAAGGAAATATAGTAATAATCTGATTTTCTTTTTTTATCACCAATAATTCCAGTATAATAATCTTGTGAGATTGGTTCTGGTAAATATGTAGTGCTTGTTCCACAGTCGAACCACTGAGTTATGGTTCCGTCATCATCAATTTGAAATGCGTATATGTTTCCTGTGTCTAGTTCATAGTAGTAGTCTCTGTACCATTCGTCGTTTCCGTCAAATGGAGTTAGAGCAGTAGTATCGTAAATTATAGGAGCTAAGTGAAAAACATAGTTTCTTGCAAAAAAGGATTGAGGTATAACAGAGGTGCCGGAGCATTTACTTCCGAAAGTAAAAGGCCCTCTTAGGAGAGTACTAAAATACTCAGCATCTATATCTCTGTACTTAAACTTTATTCTATCTGCATTTTCGATAATTTTATTCAAATTACCATTTATACCTACAGTAGGAACTGTTGCACCTACCGCATACCAGCTTTCTTGTGATCCAGAAAAACTAGAGCTTATTAAAACGTTTATAGTATCTCCTACTGCGGATGTACCTACCGGGGATGTATTGCTAAATTCTGTTTTACCAAATGCCATTTCTATTCAATAATAAATTCAGGTCCGCCACCGCCACCGCCAATGCGTGTGATTAGTTCATCTTCTTCATCAACCGGGGGTT